TACAGCGGAGTGTCCACGCTGTCGAACATCTTCACCTCACCGAGGGCACGGGACACGGAGTCCTGCTGCCAGGCCAGGGCACCGGCATTGTCGGTGGCGGCACCGGCCTTGCTCTTGGCCTTGAACGTACCTTCCAGCGGGTTGGTAGCCGTGGCGAAACGGAGCACGGTGGCACGCATCATCACCTCGAAGCCGTACAGCATGCCCATGACGCCGCGCTTGACGTCGGCAGCCTGGAAGAAGCCGATGGCCTGGGTCTCGGTGAGCGCCGACAGAAGGGCCTCGTACTGGTAGGCGTCCAGCAGTAGGAAACGGCCGGTGATGGGCACGTTGTCGGCGTTCATGCGCGTCTGCAGGGCAGCGACGTCGGCGGGGGTGATTTTCTTACGGGTTCCGGTGGCGGAGGGAGTCCAGGCGGTCTGGGCGGCGCCGGTGGCCAGCACGCGGTTTGCGGCGGCGGGGCACCAGTAGCCCAGCATGGCCTCGGCGGCAGACTCGATGAGCTGCTTGCGGTCCTGGTCGATCACGCTGTTGCGCTTGTTGTAGGACAGCTCAACGGTGTCGGCATAGGGAATGTGCACCGGATTGGTGGTGAGCTCGCCCAGGGTGTATTCGACGTCCTGGTCGATACGCTTCTGCGCGGTGGCAGGCACCGTGGCGCGGTTCAGCTCAACGCCGGAGGGAGCCCCGGCATTGGGGATATGGACTTTTTTTCCTTCCTTGACGTACATGTCGTCGTTGACGGCCTTCGCCATGAAGGTGTTGTCGGCAAACAGGCCCTCGATGATGGTCCGTTGCCAGATTTCTTTCTGTACTGCCATAGTATTTCAGCGATTAGGGGTTACACTACAGGGAGGCGCCGAACTTCTCCTTGAACTTGGCCTTGTAGAGCTCGGGGAACTTATCCTTGAGCTCGCCCAGGCGCTCGGCCTTGTCGATCTCGTCCCAGGTCATCTTTGCCAGGTCGTTGGCATCGCCTGCACCGGCGGCGCCGTTCAGGAGATCCTGGATGTTTACCTGCTTGGAGGATTTAGGCAGGGAGTTGATGAGTTCGCGGGTAGTGGTGGCATCCGCGTCCATCAGTTTGCGGTACTGATCCTTCTGCTCCTTTGAGATACGGCCCTCGGAGACAGCCTGATCGAGGAATGCGTCCGTAGCCGACTTCTTCAGTTCGGCATTCTCTGCCTTCAGGGAGTTGATCTGCTGCTGCAGACCCTCCACCTTCGCGGCATCGTTGGACATGCTTTTGACCTTGTCGAGAATTGCTTCTTCGCTCAGGTCTTTGAACTGGGCAATGCCCTTGATTTTGTCAATGAATTCCATGTCTTTATAATTTGGTGATTGTTTTTTGTCGGCCCGGTTGACAAATTGATAAATCTGTTCGTTGGTAGGAGCGGGGCCGAGGGTGTCGGCACCATCCATGTCGTAGATATCATCGCATAGGCCAAGTTTTACGGCTTCGTCAGCGGTGAACCAGTGGTCCTTGCCATCAAAGTAGTTTCTCTTCACTTCTTCGGACGGCATTCCGCACTTCTGGCTGATCATGTCGGCCAATGTGCCTTCGAGCCCTTCTATAAGTTCAGCGCACTTCCTCATTGCCATCGCGCCACCTTTGCAGGATCCGGAGACGGCATGAAGCATCAGACGCGAGAACCGAGACATGTGCAGCGGCTTGCCGCACAGGGCTATGACACCGGCAATGGATGCAGCAAGACCGTCAACGTATATGTTGACGATTGAAGGGCTGTCTTTGAGCGCATTGTAGATGGCAATCCCGGCGAACACTTCGCCACCCATGGAGTTGATATGCACATCAATCATGGGATATTCACTGGACAGATACGACATCTCCGACACAATACGTTCGGGACTTACGCCGTCATCGCCGCCAATCTCTCCATACAACATGATGGAGGCACGGCCGTTCCCGGTCGCAATGACATTGAAAAATTTTTCCTTGGCCATAGGCACCTGCTTTTTTCTTAAAACTATGGCGCAAATATGGCTTCTATGATAGAGATTTGCAATTCTAAGAATTATTAAATATCAATAACTTATATCTGATATATAATAATATTTTATTGTTTAATATTAAAAGTTGCAAATAATGCAAGTGGAAGCCATTTTTGCAGAAAAAAATTAAACAATGGCGAGCAAGCTGAAGAACACCCAGAAAAAGACCATCGCCAAGGAGCTTTATCTCCATGGGGAATTTACCTTTGAGGAAATAGCCGCAAAGGTGGACGCCACCAGGCAGACCATTGCCAGGTGGGCAAAAGATGATGGTTGGTCGGACATAAAGGCATCCATGTCCGTTGGCAAGGAAAAAACCCTTAAAAACCTGTATGCTCACGTGCAGCGAATCAATGAAGCCATTCTCCAGAGAGCTGAAGGAGAGCGCACGCCAAATGCTAAAGAGGCGGATATCCTGGCGAAGTTGGCAGCTGCCATCGACAAGATCGAGAGCGAATCCGGCATACGAGAATTGGTCAACTCCGGAATAGCCTTCCTTACATGGCTGCGCGGCGTGGAGCCTGCAAAAGCTATCGAATTTACAGATCTCTGGGACGCTTTCCTTAAAACCAAGTATTAAGCCATGAAGGAATTCGAAAAAAGGGCTCAACTTGAGTGGGAGCAATTCAAGAGCGATATCAAAAAGGCCACGCCGCCGGAGAAACTCTCGGCGGCCGAAAAGGCCAAGAAAAAGGCCTACCTGGAAAAGCATCCGGTAGAATGGATGGAGTATTTCTTTCCAAACTACGCCTCGTGCCCTTTTGCAGCATTCCAAAAGGAAGCCATCAACCGTATCAGCAAAAAGGCAGAGTGGTTCGAAGTGTGGAGCTGGGCCCGCGAGCTGGCCAAGTCTACCATTTCAATGATGCAGGAGCTCTATCTGATGCTCACAGGGCAGAAGCACTACCTGCTGATGGTCAGCGCTACCCAGGACGCAGCCGTCCGCCTGCTCGCACCTTACCGTGCCAACCTGGAGGCCAACGGCCGGATCATCGACTTTTACGGAGAGCAGCAGTCGCTCACGAAGTGGGAGGAGTCAAACTTCGTCACCCGCAGCGGTCTCACCTTCCTGGCAGTTGGCTACGGCAACGCACCGCGTGGTACCAGGAATGAATCCGTCCGCCCGGACATCATCGACATAGATGACTACGACACCGACAAAGACTGCAGGAATCCCGTTATCCTGGACAAGAAGACGGAATTCATCGAAAGGGCCGTCATCCCCACACGCTCGGTGAGCGCTCCGACACTCATTCTGGCCAAGGGCAACCTCATTGCAAAGGACACCGTCATCGGACGCCTGGGAGCCAAGGCCGACAAGCACATGATTGTGAACATAGTCGACAAGAACGGTGCGAGCAGCTGGCCCGAGAAGAACTCCCAGGAGCACATAGAGCGCATAAAGGCCACCATCTCCACCGGAGCCTTTCAGGCTGAATACATGAACAATCCCATCCACGAGGGAAAAGTGTTCAAGAACTTGCCGCTGGGCAAGATGCCGGCGCTTTCGAAGTTCAAGTTCCTGGTCTGTTATGGGGACCCTTCCACCTCCAACAAAGGGAAGTCGGCCAGCTCTACTAAAGCTGTCTGCCTTGTGGGCAAGATCCGGACTACATACTACATCTTAAAGGCCTTTGTAGACCGACCGTCGAATGCCGTCTTCATTGACTGGTATTACCAGTGCAAGGCCTGGGTGGCCGGCCGGGTGCCGGTCTTCTACGTAGTGGAAAACAACTCCCTGCAGGATCCGTTCTACGAGCAGGTATTCCTGCCGCTCATCAGGGAGGAGAACCAGCGGCGCGGAGATAGCCTCTTCATCAACGGGGATGCCCGCCCGAAGACGGACAAGGCCTCCCGTATCGAGGCGAATCTGGAACCGATTGACCGCAACGGGGCCTGGCTCTTCAACGAAGACGAGGCCGACAACCCCCACATGAAAGAACTCCTCGACCAGTTCAAGCTCTTCGAGATGACGCTTCCCTATCCGGCCGACGGCCCGGACTGCGTAGAAGGCGCCGTGGCCGAGATCAACCGCCGTACCGCCCTTGACGGGAATACCGTAGACACCATCTCAAGGGAAGATCTCATAGATCATGACAGCCGGATGTAACAAATGATTTAACGCCGATTAAACAACATTTAATATGAGCCAATTTATCACGCTGGAAGACTACGATGCCAGCATCCATCGGGAGATACTGGACGCACTCCTGAGACATGACAGCGAAATAGCAGACTCCGCCATCATCGAGATCTGCGAGGACCGCGCCATCGACGAAATGCGCTCCTACATGGACAAATTCTATGACTGCAAGGCCATCTTCGAAGCAACCGGCAGCGCAAGGAACCAGCTGGTGCTGATGATGGCGCTGGATATCGCTATATATCATATTTACTGCCAGCACAACCCATATAAGATGTCGAAGATTCGGGAGGACCGCTACAACCGTGCAATTGAATGGTTGAAAGGTGTTGCCTCCGGCAAGATCACCATCGCCGATGCGCCCCGGCTGACGGAAAAGCAGCAGGCGGCGAATTCCCCCTGGCAGATATCATCAGAAGAATTGCGTCCAACTCATCTTTAATAAAAGAGACCATGGAAGAAACAAGAAAACGCGGCAGGCCCACCGCAAAAAAGGCCATCACATCTGCAGGCCCCAGCGACATCCTGCCCGGACAGCAGAACCCAACAATAATACTGCAGAGTCCTGAGCTGTTCCACTTCAACATCGCCCGGTACATGGCGTCCCTGGAGAGCGCCAGCGCCATAGATTTCTACAACCGTACTGAGCTGTACGATATCTATCACTCCATTATCACCACCGACGGCCATCTCTCCGGCATCATCGACAAGCGACTGAGCGCAGTTGCCCGCGAGCGTTTCGAGTTCCAGCGGGACGGAAAGCCGGTAGATGAGGTGAACGAGCAGATAAAGAGCCCCTGGTTCCGCGCTTTTGTCAAGGAAGCCATAAACTCCAAGCTCTGGGGCTTCACCCTTTGCCAGTTCCGACGCGACGAGAAAGGCTGGATCACCTTCGACCTCATCGACCGCAAACACTTCGACCCTGTAAAGCGAGAGGTGCTGCTGTACGAGACTGACGTAAACGGAGTCCCGCTCGACGCCTTTGCCAACTGTCTGGTCATCTGCGACAATCCCAGGGGCCTCGGCAAGCTGGCCACCTGCGCACCGTATGCGCTCTATAAGAGGGGCAACCTGGGCGACTGGGCACAGTTCTGCCAGATATTCGGTATGCCGATAAGGGAATATACCTACACTGCAGGTGATGAAGAAGCGCGTAAGCGTCTGCTGGCCGATGCTCGGAAACAGGGCGTAAATGCCGTCTATATCCACCCGGAAGGCTCGGGCATGCAGTTGCACGAAGCACAGGGAAAGAGCGGCACGAACGACCTCTATGAGCGCTTTACGGCCAACTGCAATGATGAGATGTCCATTGCCATCCTCGGCAACACCCTCACGACAAAGTCCGACACCAACGGCACCCAGGCCCTGGGTACCGTCCAGGCCAAGGAGCAGCTGAAGATCACTGAAGACGACGTGCAGTTCATCCTGGATCTGCTTAACTACGACATGACGGAGATCTTTTCCTCCCTGGGCGTGAACACTGATGGAGGAGAGTTTGTCCGCGTCGAGCAGAAGTACCAGGACAAACAGGTTCAGATCAACGTAGTCTCCAAGCTCAAGGAGATGGGCCTGCCGATGTCCGACGACTACCTGTATAAGACGTTCGACGTAGAGAAGCCGGAAGACTACGACTCGCTGAAGGCGCAGCAGGAGGCCGAAGCCCAGGAGAAGGCCGAGCGTGCACGCCAGCTGGCAGAGCAGCTGAACCAGCGGCCGACAAACGAAGAGAGCGCCCGGTTCTTTGATCGGTTCAAGCGTTTTTTTGGCCTAGCCCCGCAGGACGGGGCGTCCAAAGACGATCCTTTGCCCTTCTAGTTGACGGCCAGTACCGCTGCACCTGCCCGGTCTGCAGCTCCGGAGAAGGCTTCCGAAACGAGTCCGCCCAGCTGGGTATAACCTTCAGCCCGAAAGCGCTTGCTGACGGCCTGCGTGCAATCTATAACAAAGACATAAATGTCACTACGGAGATCGAGCGGAGTATCTTTGACGAGACGCTGCGCCTGTTCAACCTGGCGACGGCCAAAGGCCTTGCCGAGAGCCAGGATCCGGAGGTGATTACTGACCGCTTCCTCTATGAGCTGCGCACTAACAATGCGGTCTTCTCAGCCTTCAAGACTCACCGGATGCAGAATGACATCGCAGCCCAGCTCATAGACCCGGTAACCGGGCGCCTTAAGAGCTTCGACCGCTGGAGGCTGGATATCAAGGGCATGACGGACCATTACTGCATCCAGTGGCTGCAAACGGAGTATGATACGGCCATCATCCGAGCTCACCAGGCCGCCGACTGGAAGCACTTTCTGGAAGAACAGGACGTGTTCCCCAATGTGCGTTGGATGCCCACTACATCCATCACGCCGGACCCGCTGCACGAGCACTACTGGACAAAGAAACTCACCCTGCCGGTGAATCATCCTTTCTGGCAGGAGCATCGCCCAGGTGACCGTTGGAACTGCAAGTGCAGCCTGCAGCAGACGGATGAGCCTGTGAATGCTGAAGCCCTGGATGGCTACACTCCGCCGCTGCCGATGCCGGGGCTGGATAACAACCCGGCCAGCGATGGCAAGCTGTTCAGCGACACCCACCCGTACATCACCGAAGCTTACCCCGGAGCCCAGGAGGCTGTGCAAAGTTTCCTCCAGAAGCGCAGCCCTTCCAGTATGAGGCGGACGGAGGAAGAAAAAGAAAGAATTCTCAAAGAATGGGAAGAGAGAAAAGCATTAAGAGAGAATGAAATTAAACTCGCCAAAAAACTTGGTATTTCACCGCCTCAGATTGAAATGAGTTTTGAGGCCGCAAATAATCATGCAGTAAATCCGATATATACAAAGCTTAGCACTAAAAAGGCCGAATTGATTGGCAAGACACAAAACTGTCAAACATGTGTTGTCGCTTATGAAATGAGACGACGCGGTTTCAATGTAGAGGCTTCTCTTTGGAAAAAAACCGACCAAGGCTCATTCAAGGGATTTATAGCAAAACATCCAGGACAAGCTTTTGTTTTGCCTGGCGCAAAATATGATCCTAAATATGGATGGGGGCCAAGGGCGACTGTAGCTCAAACAATAAACGATGTTATCGAAAAGAAGCTCTCTCCCGGCCGATATCATATCCATTGGGAATGGTCTAAAACTCCAGATGCCCACGTCATCACGTTTGAGATAGACAAAAAAGGTATGATTCAATTCTACGATCCTCAAAGAGGTGAACGCTATTCTTCAGAAGAATTTTTTAATAAATATAATGGTAGTATAAAAGAGAATAGCATACATTACTATCGCGTTGATGACTTACCCTTTGACACAAGAGTAGCCGACATAGTTATTAAGAAATAATAGTATGACTATTGAAAAACAAATACAAAAATTAGCAAAAGAGTGCGGATTTGCAGGAGCAAAAGACTATAAAAGAACATTTAATGCGATGAAAGTATATGTCGCATATTATTCTGAAGTCTTATATACCGGTATTCCGCAATTTATATTAGTGTCATCAGACGGTCAGGTTAGGCTTGCTCAGCCAAATGAGAATGAATATATTTTAACTCATTGAATATATGCCAGCACCGGACATTGAAAATATGGTCAGGGAGAGCCTCGACGATCTCAAGAAACTTTACTTGCGGACATTGCCGGTGAAGGTAGGCCGCGCTGTGAGGGATTCTGTGCGTCAGAACTTCCGCCAGAGCAACTTCTACGGAGGGGACCGCTGGCAGACCCCGCTGCGTACCACCCTGGCCTTCCGGGGTGCTTCCGGCCAGTACGGCCCCCTTCTCTCCGGAAGCAACCACCTGATGATGAATACCGACTATGAGCCGCTGCCTGGAAAGGTAATCATCCGTAACAATGAAGTCTACGCGTCCACCCACAATGATGGTGACGATATCGGCGTAACGGAGCGTATGAAGCGCTTCTTCTGGGCAAAGCACCTGGAGCACAAGGAGCGGATGGGCGTGGCCGCACCGGAGACGGAGTTCTGGAAGCGCATGGCCCTCAAGAAACCCGGCAGCCGTATAAAGATACCCCGCCGGCACTTCCTCGGGCCCAGCAAGGAAGTGGACAAAATTGTGATGGATGTCGTCAACAAAGAACTTCAACAATTTATCAACAACCAACATGGAAAAATTACTGGAAAGTCTAATTAACTTGTTTGGGCTGGAAATGCCTGAACTCTCTACCATCGACGAAGACTACGGCCAGCTGGAGATGATCAACCAGGAGAACCGTGATACCTATCCGCTGACCTTCCCGGCCGTGCTCATCGACGCGGCCGATGTCTCCTGGAGCAATATCGCAGGCCTGTCGCAGAAAGGAGAAGCCACCGTCCGCGTAAGGCTCATTATCGACTGCTACGATGATACCCACTACGGATCCACCACGACGGACAGGATTGCACAGAGGGCAGCCATGCGAGCGAAGGTGCACAAACTGCTGCAGGGATATCGCATCGACGACGAGGCACAGCTTATCCGGACTAATTCACGCTTCTACACCTGGGACCACGGCATCAAGGTCTACGAGCAGACCTATACCGGCACGGTGACGGAGCTGCTAGCTCCGGAGACAGTACAGGCGACTGCCACGCCAAAGATATCAGTCCGCCTTCAGCATTAAAACAATAAACCCCGGCAGAAATCCTGTCGGGGTTTATTGTACTACAAGTTATCCGGCATCAGCGCAAGCATCTCTGCCGTGATCTTCGGCAGTTTTGCCGGACGCCTGAGCGGCGCGAGACGCTTGAGCTCTTCATTACTCGTGTGTTGCATTTTACGAAGTATGCTCAATATGGTGGCTTCGCTGAGAAAGAATTCCTCCTCAGAGAGCTGACGTATAGCATCATCGCTGCGGAGACGCTGGACTTCGGTCCAATAATAGTACCTGGCGCAGATCTTGACATTGCGCTTGGCAATCAGCCGGTTGTTTCTATTACGCTTCATATTGAGTATCCTTCGTTATAGCTTACGATTCTGTCATTCCGAGGGGGAGAGCCTCCCAGTCTTTGATCACCTGAGTCTCCGGGTCGATGTTACGCACCTCGCAGCGGATATACGTCCTGCTGATGGCCGGACGATAGGCGGCCTCGATGATGCGGACACCCTCGACAAAGCGGGGATCTCCAGACTCGTCGGCCAGCTTGTGCAGACGCACAACGCGGGACGCCTTCAGTGCGCCGTTGGCCGAACGGGCAAGCAGGCTCATCACCATCTTCACCAGCTGCTGCGAGCGCTCATCCTGCGCCAGGCTCTCGATGTAACTCTTTACTATGGCGATACCTTCTTCCACTGTATCGTCATAGTTGTCGGTCTCATAAACGCCAACTGTAACACGCTTGGTGCCCTCCTTGTTGGTGAAGGTATGAGATTTCGGCATATCCTTCCCGTCGATATCCAACAGCTCAGCCTTGAGACGCTGCAGGGCGGAGAATTCCTCCAGCACCTCTTCCTTTTTCTTCCTGATGCTTTCTGAAAGAGGAGACAGCTTCTTGATGGTCTTGTTGATGAATGCCTCGGACATGTCGGTATAACTGGTGCGGAGCGCCTCAATGCGGGCTTCCGCCTCTTTCTTGGCCTGCTCGGCCTTGAAGGCCTGAAATGCAGCGAACTCCTCTGCGGTCATCTCCACCGCCTGAGTTTGTTTGTTGTTAGTTTCCATTTGTACCTGGTTTTAAAAGTTTTTTTCTTACAGTCTTTTTTTGAAGCATCTGATGTACTTTCCGCATTGCGTTCTGCTCATTCAGCGCCTGAATATACAGGCACAGATCCCTTGCCGACACTTTATTTTCCGCGCCAACCGTCCCATCCAGGTGCAGGGATATCTTCCTGTCAACGGATGCACGACGCAATTCTCCGGTGGTCATGTCGTACTCAAACAATATAAGCCCTGGAATGCGCATCTGGGAGCCAATCAGCGCGAACTCCTTCCGCTGCTCAGCTACCAGCTCCCGGGCTTCAGTACGTGTCAATTCTGGTACTATCTGCTTCATTTGAACGGCGTTTAAAGGCTTATCAAAGCCGGTTTAACGGCAGTTACACAATAGCCCCTCCTGCGCAGCTCTCCAGCCAGGGCGTCATCTGGAATGACAGACAGGACCATTCGCATATCGACGGGCTGCAATGCGGCGGGCTCCCCCTCTGAATCGGCAGGATCCGGCTCCTTATGCTTGCGGCGTCTGCGCAGATGTTGGCTGCCGGCAGTACCCACATTCAATACCTCTTCAGCCCCTAATACGGACACTTCAGAGGTCTCCAGTAGTTTGGAAAGCTCCATTGCAGGAGCATCATTGCCGACCGGAACGGCCTGGCAGTAACCGTTGATAAAATACTTGTTCCCATCCCCATCCTTTACATAGGAATGCACAAGGATGGTCTTTCCGTCCTTGTCTTTGTACGTCGTATCGACGCCTGATGATAATTTCTCCATAATAAAACTGTTTTATGTGTGATTGATTAAGATGCCACCGTAGTGCGCGGTATCCACGAAAGGGCCTGCATGGCAGCAGACTGATGCTCATCCGCCCGGTCTTCCACGGCTTTCAGCCCACCTTTCCTCTCTATCGACTCCAGCTTCCTTACAAGGTTCTGAAGCTCCGGAACCGTGAGCTCATAGAACGGCTTGCCGGCAATCTTTTTTGAAGATACGAAGGAGTTGATTCCATCCCAGTTGTCAATGGTGTTTATACCAAGGCGTCCGATGCGGAGAAGGGCCGAAGATCTCCAGCGTTTCAACTCTGCCTGTGAAGGCGCCGAAGCCTTCTCCAAGGCACCGACCATCTGCATGAACTCTTCGTCATTCATCTCCGTAAGATGCGATGTGCGGCCGTCTGTGAACTGCAGAACCAGCTCATCTTTGTCTGCCTGCGGATGCTGACGTAGCAACGCGTAAAACTGTTTGTAACTGCGTCTCATAACTTGTCGATTTTATTTATCTTTTCGATTTCATTCCAGTTGTGAAGTCCGCCGGGGAAAAGCCGTCTAAAATCGCCATCCAGGGTATCGAAGACTTGACCATCGGCGGTAGAGTGCATAACCTTCAGACCAAGTTTTTCAATACTTTTCTCCGCATCATGCCTGGATATCTTTTTGGCTCTCGTCTGCAGGGCGCCGGCCCCATCTCTCCAGGCTTTCACCTGGCGATACTCCCATATATACTCCCCGGTTATCCGGTTTTCCGTTCTAGATCTTATAACTACTGTTGCCATATTACCATAAACTTTGTTGTATTATTGTTTGCCCGCTGGGCAGCACTTCTTTTTCTAGGCATTCTCTTTCAAATCTTGCCCCCCCCCCGTTCAAAATATACAGAGTCCAATTCACAGCCCACATAGTCAAAACCCATTTTATATGCTGCAATCCTGCTAGACTGGCTCCCCATCATCGGGTCAAATATTGTGTCTCCCTTATTTGCAAACTTGTTCAAAATCCAACTATACAAGCAACTTGGTTTCTGTGTGGGGTGGATTTTTACCCACTTTTGTGCAAGATATTCATTATTAGAGACTTTATTTCCAATAAATGCCCTTGATACTCTAACCATCTGTGTGCTTCTCCTAAAAGAAGTCCAAATTAGTTCCGCCATTGCAAAAGATATATCCTCAGGCTGTAACTTGTCCCAAACCACCCAACATGGCGAGGGTGGTAACATGTGACAAAAGTAATTTGCACCAAATATTATCTGGTTTTCTGAAATGCGAAACAGCTCAGTAAAAAAAGCTTTAGAAGGGATATTGTTATCCCAGTTATTTTTAGGATAATATGTTAATGTTTTAGCTGAGCTTTTCTTTCCTAAAGATTTACACTTGGATATACCAATCCCATAAGGAGGGTCTGCAATGGCTAATGAAAACGCCTTATCAGGGAGCGTCTTCATATAATCCATGCAATCGCAGTTATAGACTTCACTCTTTGGCATCTTCCTACTCCTTTTTACGTCCTTCCCAATAGCGCAGGGCGCCTTCTTCCCAGGTTACATACTCCTTTGTGTCCCCTATGAATCGGCCCTTGCTGAACACTGTATGCCCTTCTACCCAAAGCTTCAGATCCGCCTCATACATCATGTTCTGCGCGGCACGTCCCAGAGGACGCTTGCCGTCCGCTTGTGAAATAAGCACCAGCAGTTTGTTGCGAAAACTCCCCTGCAACTGCTTGAACTGCTTCGTGCCTATACCCATAGCCTGCACCGAGTCGATGATAACGAACTCCGGACTGCGAGGCCTGTCAAGACGTTCTGTCAGGCTCTCCACCGTATCACTGTCGACCACTTGGAACGACTTCCCGCACTCCTGCATGCAGTACCTCCGGAGCGTATTCTGGAAGCTCAGTCCATACCCTTCCTCCTTCGACACATAGAGCACCTTGCCACTAGCGGCAAGCATCCTGGCAAAGGCCATGACTGCAGAGCTTTTTCCGTTCCCGCTGTTACCCCAGATGAAGACGATACCATGGCGGGAGATCTCCCGTCCAAGACACCCCTGCCATTCTGGGGACACCTCGAGAGTCCGGTTGCGAACCTGCAGCGCCTGGGATGCTGAGATAGAACGCTTCATATTATGCCTGTTCGCTCCTCTTCTGATTTACCAGTTCCCTGTTTACCGACTGCTTCACGCGCCGGAGGTCATTCCCATAGGATTTGACATCAGCCTTCACGCGGGCAATGGCCTCAGCGTCCTGCAGGCCGTTGGCCAGACAGATCTGCTCTATCTCACGGGCACTTACCGGGGTGAGGTCGATATAGCGCCTGCAGATGCGGCTCTCGATCTCATCATATCCCTTCCTGTCTTTCAGTACCCCTCTGGTGATGCGTTTCTTAATAGCCGCAGTCGAGAGGAACACTATCCCACAACGGTCTTCAAGTGCGTTGTAAATGGCGATAAAATAGTACATCACGCTGTCGGCCAGCTTGTCCGCCTCGTCGAAGATGAGCAGCGGCCGCTCCAGTGTGACAAGATGCTTCAGGATCTCCTGGAAGGACTCCCGGATGCTCATTCCGTTGGCCCGCACCCCAACCGTGCCGGCCAGCTCGTGCACGAAGTCGGAGCGGGTCATGTCGGGGGCGCAGGTAAGGCGGAATACATTCCTGTTCAGCGCTGCATAACTGGCAGCAGCCGTGCTCTTGCCGATGCCGGCAGGAGCGGCAACCCACATGACATTGCTCTGCTTCTGCGCATAGTCCAGGTAGAATGTCATGTCCTGGTAAGCTGCAGTGGAGAAGATCTGCCAGCCTTCGTTACGCACCAGCTGGGATTCAAGGCGGCGCCACATCTCCTCGGAGATAAGGTTCCACTTGCCGTTAAGGATGTTCGAGATGGTGGCAGCGCTGATATTCTTCAGAGATGCCGCCGCCATGTTGTTGGATGGATAACGCTGACAGTACCGTGCCAGACGGTTCCTGATGTCAGTTTTTTTGTTGTCTTCCATGTTATTACTGTTTTTTGTGTGTGTATTCATCAGATTCTGTTCAAGGCTGCTGCAGGGTTGTACTGGGTCTGCAGGCTGTCAGCCTTCTCCTGCTGGCCGATGGTGTCCGGATAGACCGCCGCAGGGGCCGGTTCATGCTGAGCCATGGCTTTCTCCAGCAACCTTTCATAGCTCTTCTTGCTCTCATTGAGTGCAGACAAGCCGGGATCGACCAGCCCGTGCTGATCCGGAGCCATACCTTCACGGTGCATCAGATCATCCAGGGCCAGCTGGCGCTGGATCCTGTCAATCTTATTGCGTGCATCCTGCTGACGGATGAAGCTCCGCTCCTGCTCCGTCTGGTCCTGAAGGGCGCGATGAACCTGCATATACGGGCCGGCGACGGCCACGAATCGGTCACCATACTGGTCCCGGGTGAGAAGGCGGATAGAAGAGAGATCGCGGGGATCATACGACACGTAGAACTCCCTGCCGGTGTTCTCGCGGCGCCAGAGCAGATCCGGATTACCATCCTTGTCAAAGACCTCGTACTGCAGCTTCTCTCCGGCAACGGTGAACTGAATGCCATAGTTGGTAAACGTGGAAGGCTTTGCGCTGGTGACGTAGAACAGATCCCGGCGGATGGCATCAGTCAACTGCACTGCCTCCGGATTCGTCTGCGACATATAAACAGCCATCCTGGATTGTCCGGCGAAACGCCTCTTGTCCGGATGCGGCATTTCATTCCAGCGCTGCCGTGCATTCATATAAGTCTCCACCACCTCGTTATAGGTGGGTAACTTGTCAATATTGGCCTCAATGAATTCGCGGTGGATTCGCGCCGCGTCGCTCTTGGCGGTGATGTTGCCGCCGGTATAGAACCATTCCTGGTGAAGCACTTGTGCCTGGAAGCGTCCGAAGACGGACTCAATCGTCTTCGCCGGTGCCTGATGCGGGGCAGTGGTGCGGAAGCAGGTGGCCACCTTCGCAAGCCATTCCTGGGCGTCGGCCCTCTTCGTGCCGCCCTGGTTGTCGGTTACGTACTCGTAAGGCTTGCAGCCGGCGAATTCCAGAGCATTCCTGGTTGCCTCATAAATAGCTTCAAAATTCTCCGTATTGCTGATATAGCAGCCCAGAAAGACCTCGGTGGCCGCATCAATAACCTCGTAGACATTCAGTGTGGCCAGCTTATAACGACCGTCGACATAGGCCTTGTAGAAGAGGTTCAGCCTGGTACCGTCTCCGTACCAGAGCGCATTCGGGAGGGTAGGAAGGATTGTGGAATTCATTCGGGTGTACTGCATCTTCGCCTTCGTGTCCCCGATGACAGATCCAAGCCATTGTATCCTCACCTCGGGACGTTCAAGGAAGCTGGTAATAGCAGCCTGGGACTTCACCGGCTTCCACCCGCGGGAAGGCGCCGTCTGATTGTACTTCGCAAAGATCTGCGCATTGTTATACACAGGAGTGCGCGAGCATTTGAGCGCAATAATGAACTGCCCTGCCTCGGCCGTGATCTTGCAGGCATTCGCATTTACCAGGTGGCCGCTCACAAGGCACACATAGCCGTCACGTTTGTATTCACGGATCTTGTCTCTCAGGCGGGCGGTGCTGCGCGGCAGGGTATGCCCATAAGACACACGCAGCTTCTCGCAGGCATCGTAGATGGGCGGCCAGTTGATCGGGGTGCTGTTGCCGTAGAGCCGGCGGTTGAGCCCCTGCGTCTTCTCCATATCCAAAAGGACGTTCAGCACCGATGCATTCAAAGTAAACTCCTCGATTTTGTCGGCCTTGATGTGAGTGTCATCCGAAAGGATATAGTCTTCATAGAAGGTCCTTGCTTCAGGATCAATCCGAAGCTGCTGGTCTTGATTCATCATCTTATGGGGGTCGCCGTAAATGGCAATATAACGCTGTTTGAAACGCGTGGGAAGACTGTCATAATCCACAAGGGCCGGATGGTCCAGCCCCTTGCCAGGACGGACCACTGTGATGGACTTGCGCTGCACAAGTTTATCGTAGCAAGCTCTGCTCATCACGGCCTCGCCGGAGCTGGCGTCCGTCAACTGCTGCACAGTCACTGTAACTATGTTGTCGAGATTCATCTGTCAAGCGTGAATTATACGTTCTCCTTGTTATCGGCACCGGCTATATCCAATATCGCATAGATACTGCACATGGCAACGAAAAAACCGGGGAACCACATCAGGCCGGGCAACTTCAAAGAGAGAGCCCATACCATGGCACCAATGGCGAGAACCGCAATGACAGCCAGAACAACAGTTATAAAATACTTTGACATATTTTCAATTTTTAATCCTGCGGCGGAAACGGGATTCGGACCCGTGTCAAAGGCTTTGGTATGTAGCCTTTTTAGAAGCTCTACCTGCTGAGCTATTCCGCCTTATTGGGCCCGACCGGTGGCCCTGTCAATTACTTCTAACCAATTACAATTAACATCGTCCGGACGCAGGCGCCCGCATCACTGCGGTCTGATGCCAAAAGTCTACCGGTGACGCTTATAAGGCGGTGCGAGCTTTTTCTCCTTGCGATCATACGGTCCGTAGACATGCTCGATCACTTTAACGACGATCCTGCGAACACCGACATGTTTTTCCAGCGTCACTGCCTGGGTTCTCCTTACCTGCTGTCCGTAGTGACGTTTCTTGAACTGAGGCTGAAATGCCTCTCTTTTTAATACTCGCTGTTGACTATAGGTATAGTTCCTATGATTGAAGAATCCCTTGCGTCCTCTGTTAGCGCTCTTCTTTTTTGTGTGTATTTGTTTCATATAATATGTTATTTAGCTACCATTGATGTTTCGGCTATATCCTGGGCTTTCCTAGCCATAGCATTCCAAAGCGCCATCGTCGAGTTCTGAACACTCTCTATGGTTTCACCACGATGGGAAAGGTTGATGTCACCGGTATTCTTGTCAATCTTTAGCACCACATCATCGGCAAAGGTCTGGATAATGAACCCGCCGACATAACTCGTGTTGCAGTTCGGGACAAAATCTGGATCCACATACCTACCGCCCATCTCGAGAGCCGCCCGGCGGATCCTTCGAGCGGTGGGGCCATCCTTGCGGTAGCCAAGTACATCCAAAATGTAGTTGTCTCCTACGTTAAAACGCGCCTGGAGAGCCCTACGTTCTGTGATTGTTAATTTAATCTGTTTCATACTTTGTTTTTGTGTGTTTATTTTATCATCTTTGTAGCCAGTATCGGTGTGATGTTTACACCGCAAATATAGAACATTGTTCCGAATTATCAAATTATTTCGAGCATTTTTCTACAACTTTTTTTAAAATGACAACAAAAGACAGGATTAAAGCCTATTGTGAGCATAAGGGAATATCGATTCGGTATTTTGAAATTCAATCCAAATTATCGAATGGATATGTTTCTTCTATGAGAAAGGGATTGGGTATTGAAAAGTTAGAGAATGTTCTAAACGCCTTTCCTGATTTAAGTAGAGAATGGCTTCTCTATGAAGAAGGAGAAATGATAAAGGGCCAGGTCAGGACATTTGAACTGAAGACAGATAAAGATACACCTTTACAGAAGGTTCCGCTTTTCGAGCTTGAAGCCACTGCCGGATTTTCTGGCCTTTATCATGATCTCTCCTCCGCTGTATCAGATTACATCACTATACCGAACCTTCCGCCGGTGGACGGTGCGATATACGCCAGGGGAGACTCCATGGCACCGCTGATCGCCAGTGGGGATATCGTCGTCTTCAAAAAAGTAGAACTACACCCGGACAACATCATCTGGGGCAGCATCTACATTATATCATACACGCTCGACGGAGATGACTATACTGTGCTCAAGTATATCCGGCACTCAGACAGAACCGGATACATCCGCCTGGAAAGCTTCAATACCCGTTTCGACCCTCAAGACATCCCGTCCTCATCCATCACCGCCCTGGCCCTGGTTAAGGCCAGCATCACCTTTCATACAATCGGATAAATATGGATCTTATTATCGCTTTAGTCTTGTCTGTATTTCTATTCTGGGGAGCAAAAAAACTCTCGGTTTTTCAGAAACGCATTCAAAGCGCAAATCAATCAAAAGCTATTGCAAGTGATAGTTTTGTCTATTCTTCGCTGAGAGATCAAGAAATAGATAAAGTTTCACATAATATCCATCGTTTGGTTGCAAGTTTGGCATCTCTTTCTTTTGAGTCCAATCCATATCCTGCTCACATAAAAAAGAAGATTGAAGAACTTGAAGCCATTCATCAGTCAATTATCCCATATGCCGGTTCAGATGTGGCAAAACAGGCTATTGAGAATGCACAATCAACGCTGTTCACCGACAGTTTTATTGATTTAGAAGAAACAAAAGTCAGAAAAGCTATCTTTCTTTCCTATATTAACGCCGCTGGCCAATTTGATTTTGATGCCATAAAGTTAGCGCTATACAACAGGTATTTCTATAATTACAGGACATATTGGGAAAGACAGATAGCAGGTTTAAAAAAAACGTCTGCAATCATCCACCGAAGGCAATATTTGATAGATGCAATCGATGAATTTAAAGTATTCTTAGATAAACAGAATATTAATCGATATCACTCTATTCTTAATGACTACAGAGCCTTTAACCTATCAGAATTAGAAAAACTTCAAAACTCAATTTCTATTACAAGGTGAGTTTTTAAGATTTTTGGTACAACGTAAAGATTTTTTTCTCATCTTTGCGAAAGCGAAATTACCATTAGACATTTTCGTACACCTCCCATCTCCCCCTCGGCTACGATCCGCAACAAATCCACGTCCCAAATACTTTGTACCCTCGGTTCTATATCATTCAATTCACAGGCATAAACTTTTACAAACCTTTCATCGTCATACCAATATAATCCAGCAATCTTGAGCTGACCATATTTGTGTGTGTTCCCATAATACCCAAAATCCAGAACTTGTAGATAAACACGGCGATACGTCCAGAGCGGATTCTCACGCACAACTTTATACTTATGGCCCTTCAGCTCTACCACAGTATCTTCTAGGAAGTGTTCGGGGATTACTTCAGGAAGATACTCTTCCTTGTTTGGATTGTCATAAGTGGCACCCGGCCTCCGGAAACTCTCGTCCCTATAAAGCCAAGAACGATCTTCGGCTTTGTTCTGCAATTCGCCCCATCTGCGATACGCTCTATTCAGGGACGGAATAAACGGCTTCAATTGTTCAATTGCATCTCCCCTTGTCATATCTATTCCTCCTTTCTTTTGTTATCGTTTTGGGTTAGATAGATAAATCTAATGAACATGACATCCACAAGCAATCCAACAATTAGCATAAAAATATATTCTGCCATATTTATTCCTCCTTTCTTGCGATAAAACTGAGTTCGTAACCATAGCATACGGCAGTATGTATTAAATCCCAAGTGGGCGCATCATTGAATTTCTTTACACCTTCAACATACTCTTCTGCGAGTTGGTCTATCGTTTTATCATCCTCGCTCCACTCTGCGGGCTTCTGCTGTTCGCAAACCTCTTTCAAAAACTCATAAAGAGCATCCTCTATGGTGTCTCCAAAACCGCACACGCCTTCTTGGATGTTATCGCCGACCAAAACACACCATTGATTGCCATCTTTGAACAGTTTTAACCCGGCTCTTATTAGAACCTCTTCGGCAGTAGACTTCTGCTCTTTCATAGCCGAGTATGTGTAATCCTTGCAGACTTTGTTCGGATATGGTATAAGTTTGCCACGAATGAATGGACAATTGTTTTCATAGAAGCCGCAGGTCTTGCAGGTCGGCTCCGGCTGCTCCTGCATATATTCATCATACAATTCAAAGAATCGTATGTGTGCCTGTTCGCGTTGTTCTCTTTCCTCTGGCGTTTTCCCTTCCTTGACCCAATCAATAAGTATTTGATTGCACATGGTCATCACTTCCTCGCCGGAAGGTGTTTCCGGCTGCTCCTGCTGGAGACACAAGATTTCGGCTTCTATTGCTGTTAATTCATATTGCTGTCCACGTGCAAAGCCGCTTTCTTCATCGTTAAGATGTTCTATTGTATCTGGTAGTTCTTTTCGCAGTTCTACTATTTTGGCAATCAGTTTTTTTACATCTATTAAGTGTGTCATATCAAATACTGTTTCTGCAAAAATAAGCATCACACACACATTTTCAAAACTTTTTTTGAGCCAATTTACTCATTTATAGCGAATTACCGTTTATTTTTCGTGCAAAATCATGTCATTAAAGGGTAATTAAAGCGCGTTTTTTGGCCTTTAACGTGCAAATTTATGTCATTATACCCATTCGGAAGCGACTTTTTTTTCTGAAATTTGTCCGTCTAAATGTCCGTCTAACGGCACTTTTTTGTTTTTATAGTCGAGTTATTTGTCCGTCTAAATGTCCGTCTAAATGTCCGTCTAACCGCAAAAACACCCGTTAAAGTAATGGCGCCGATAACACATGAAAAGCCCTGGTCGTATCACCGGATCCATGGTCACTTTAACAGATGGAGCCAGGCATGTAAGCCAGGGCATATTATCAATTTTAGGGTATTTTAGGCCGTTTTTGGGGCTATTCTGGGTAATTCCAAGGGACGATGTTAAAACGGCGCTAAAACACTGTCTAAATGGCCGCTCAAAATGTTATGCAAAAGTGCACCCCTTGTCACATTTTGTTTTTACGGGCTTTTTACCAATAACCCTTACAGAATACACTCTACTGCCATTTTTCACACATTCCTCTACTATACAGAGACACACATTTTGT